ATCGTCGGCAGCGTCAGATGTGTATAAGAGACAGGGGCTATGACGAGGCTCTTGCCGAGGATACCGCAAAGGCGATGGCTGATGGTGACTCTGCCAAGGTGTTTGCCAACCAGCAGAAGTTCCTTGACGAGTATGCAAAACAGGTCAAGGCTGACGCTCTGAAAAAGACCCCCAAGCCCACTCCCGGTGCCGGTGGCGGTACTGGTGAGATGGATTACGCCAAGAAAATCGAGGAAGCACGGACAAACGGTGATTTTGCCGCCGTTGCTTACTACACCCGCCTGCAAGCCGAAGCGGAAGCGCAGGCGAAAAACGAGTAAAGGAGAGTTTTTACTATGGCAGATCAGTTTGCTATGAGTTTCGGGGTACTCAATTACTCCGGTATGCTCTTTAACAAGGGCAACACCCGCACCCCTCTGAGTTCCATCATCGGCGGTCGTGCCAAGACCACGAACCATGTTGAGTTCGTGACCGGTCAGGAGTTCACCTCTGGCGGCGGCGCTCAGCCTGCTATCAGCGAGAGTGCTTCTCTGACCGCTCCTGACGCTACCGTTGTGACCCGTGCGCAGAAGACCAATGTGACTCAGATCTTTCAGGAGTCTGTCGGCATTTCCTACGGGAAGATGTCTAACATGGGTACTCTGAGCGGTATCAATGTGGCGGGTCAGCAGGCCAACCCCATGAACGAGCTGGACTTTCAGGTTGCCGCCAAGATGATGAAGGTCAATGCCGACATTGAGTACACCTTCATTAACGGTGTCTACAACAAGGCCACTGATGACACCAAGATCAACAAGACCCGTGGTCTGGTTCCCGCAATCACCTCCAACACTACGGCGATGGCTTCCAAGCCCCTCGGCCTGTGGGATATTGCCGACATGGTGAAGAAGATTTACGGCGCTCACGCTCCCACCGATGGCCTGTGCCTGTGGTGTGACGCTGTGACCATGTTCCAGATCAACGCTGACGCTGTTCAGAATGGTCTGACCGTGGTTCCCGCTGCCCGTAACATCAACGGTATCTCCCTGTCCAGCGTGGTCACGCCCATCGGCGTTGTCTATCTGTACCTTGGCGAGTACCTTCCTGCCGGTACTGCCCTGCTGCTGAACCTGAGCGTTCTGGCTCCTGTTTATCAGCCTGTCCCCGGCAAGGGCAACTTCTTCCTTGAGCCGCTGGCAAAGGTCGGCGCTGGTGAGAAGTATCAGCTCTTTGGTCAGATCGGCCTTGACCACGGCCCTGAGTGGTTCCACGGTAAGTTTACCGGTATCTCTACCGAGTTTACCGCTCCCACTTACAGCCGCAGCGTCTTTATCGCCAATGACGCAAACAACCCTGTGAACACTAAGGCCGTTGCTGGCGGCTAAGAGTGGCGCAGGAGTAAAACAGAGATTTTAGAAAGGAAAGGTGGAAAGCATGACGGACGCTGAGAAGTTGAAAATGGTGAAAGCCATGACCGGCGAGACAGACGAGGACACGCTTTCCACCTACCTTTCTATCGCCGGAAACAAGGTGTGCCGCAAGGCATACCCCTTCGACCCCACCGTGACCGCTGTTCCTGACCAGTACGCTCACATTCAGGTGGAGATCGCCGTGTATCTGCTGAACAAGCGGGGAGCCGAAGGGCAGACCGCTCACAGCGAGAACGGTATCTCCCGCTCCTATGAAGACGGCGATGTGCCGCCTACGCTGCTGAGGGACATTGTTCCCTTTGCCGCTGTGATGGGAGGTTGAGTGTATGAGGACGCTGAACCGCAACAAATCGCCCTTCTGGTATCTGCTGTATGACAGTAAGGCTCCCGCCAAGGACGAGTACGGCAACGAAACTGGTGAGGAACTGGTGGTTTACAAGCCTGCCGTGGCGATGAACGCCAATATCTCGGCGGCGACCGGCTCCGCTCAGGTGGAGCAGTTCGGTAATTTCGCAGGGTACGACAAGGTGATCGTTACCGATGACCTGAGCTGCCCCATTGACGAGAATACCGTGCTGTTCATCGACAAAGAACCGCAGTATGACAAGGACGGGAAACCGCTCTACGATTACATGGTCAAGCGGGTCGCCAAGTCCCTCAATTCCATTTCCTATGCGGTCAGTAAGGTGACGGTATCGTGAGTCAGACGATCAATGTTCCACTCTCCGGGAGAGGGATTGAGCAGCTGATACGGGAAGCTGAAAATCGTAAAACTTGGCTTCGAGATCGTACAACGGTTTTTCTTGAACGCTTAGTTGCGATGGGGGTTGGAATTGCTTCTGCGTGTTTCGATGACGCAGCCTATGATGGCACAAATGATGTTGTTGTATCTGCGGAATATCGAGGTGAAAATGCAAGGGCGATTGTGGCAGTCGGTAAAGCGGTTTTATTTATCGAGTTCGGCACAGGCGTGACCTATCCCGATAACCACCCGGAAGCCAGAGATCGCAATATGAAGCGTGGCGAGTACGGTCAAGGTCACGGCAAGCAACAGTCTTGGGGCTATTACGGCGAACCCGGCACGAACGGAGTGCTGAAAGAAAAGAAGAACGGCAGGTTCGTGGTCATCACTCACGGCAATCCCGCCAATATGCCGATGTACGAAACAAAGAAGGAATTGCAGTTCCAGCTTACCCGAATTGCGAAGGAGGTGTTTTCATGATTGATGTGGAGAGTCAAATCTACACGCCGATTGCGGAAGCCCTGAGAGCGCAGTTTCCCGGTATCTTGGTCAGCGGCGAGTATGTCAATGCCCCTACCCGTTTCCCTTATGTGAGCTTGGTGGAGCAGGATAACTACACCACGGAAGCACACATGGACAGCGGCGATACGGAGAGGTTCGCCACGCTGATGTACGAGGTGAATGTCTACTCCGACAAGGCAGGCGGTAAGAAATCCGTTTGCCGAAAAATCATGAGGTTTGTGGACGATCTCATGTACGCCAAGAATTTCCGGCGTATTTCTCTGTCCCCGGTTCCCAATTTGGAGAACGCAACAATCTACCGTCTGGTTGCCCGATACAAGGCTGAAACGGACGGAACCACTCTTTATAGGAGGTAAATGAAATGGCTATTTCCACCTACAAGGTTTTTCTGATGAAGAAAGCCGACACTGGCGAACAGTGGAGCAAGCTGATCGACATTAAGGAGTTTCCTGACCTCGGCGGCGAACCCGAAATGCTGGAAACCACCACCCTGAGCGACAATATGCAGACCTACATCGCCGGTATCCAGTCCCTCGATGGTCTGTCCTTTACCGCCAACTACACGCTGGCTGATTTCCAGACCCTCAAGGCTTTGGAAGGCAAGAAGGTCAGCTATGCGGTCTGGTTTGGCGGCACCGAGAGTGATGGCACTGTTACTCCCGATGGCTCTAACGGTAAGTTCTCCTTTGACGGTGAGCTGTCCGTGTATCCTGTTGGCGGCGGCGTGAACGAAGTGGTGAACATGAACATCACCATCGCTCCTTCCACCCCCATCGCTTTCTCCGCAACCTAAGACACTAACAATCGCCGTATTGATAAGGAGGATTTATCATGGCAAAGCAGTTGACGATCAATGACCCTACTACCGGTGTGACCTACACGCTGGAATACACCCGCAAGACCGTTGAAGCGATGGAGAAGAACGGCTTCGTTGCTGCTGATGTGGAGCGCAAGCCTATGACCCTGCTTCCGGCTCTGTTTGCTGGTGCGTTCCTCGCCCATCATCGGTTCGTAAAGCGTGATGTGATCGACAGCATTTACGCTCGTATGAACCACAAGGACGAGCTGATTGCCGCTCTGGTAGAGATGTATAACGACCCCCTGCTGAGTCTGCTGGACGAGCCTGAGCAGGAGGGCAACGAGGGAAACCTGAGCTGGAAGACCGGCTGGTAAGCGACCGATCTTCCAGAAGTGAGGGGGGCGGCGGCGACCATCGCCCCGCTCCCCTTCTCGCTTACACACCAAAGTTTTATGAGGTTTTCCCGTACTATCTTTCCATTGGCATGACCTATGAGCAGTTTTGGGAACAGGACTGTGAATTAGTGAAGTATTACCGAAAGGCGGCGCAGATCAGGCAAGACCTGAGAAATCAAGACGCTTGGCTCCAAGGAGCTTATTTTTACGAAGCGCTTATTGATGCCGCCCCGGTTCTTCGTGCTTTCGCCAAGAAAGGAACCAAGCCCACACCGTATCGGGAAAGCCCCTACGAGCTGTTCAGTCGGCAGGATAAAAAACAGCAGAAGCAACTTCAAGAAAAACACGATGACCAAGCCAAGGCATACATGGAAGCCTTTATGGTATCGGCCAATAAGAAATTTCAAGAGAAAGGTGGTGGCGTAAGTGGCTGACAATGTGGAAATTCAGGGGTTGGAGTTTCAGATCGTCAATGACAGTACGCAGGCGGTCACAGGACTTCAAAACCTGATTAACACGCTCAATCGTTTGAAAACCGCTACCAACGGCGGCGCAACGGGTCTGAGCAAGACCGCTCAGGGTATTCGGGAGCTTTCCAATTCTCTGAAAGGCTTGAACAGCGGTGACGCTTCGCAGAAGATCACCCGGCTTACCAATGCGCTGACCGCTCTGAGTCAGGTTGGAAATGTGAAGATTTCTTCCTCCATAGCCAACCAGCTCACGGCAATCAACACCGCTCTCACTGGCCTGAAATGGACGGACGGTGACAAGCTGACTTCCCTTGCCAACGGTTTACGCCCTCTCTCCGAGTTGGGTAAGGCCAATATGACCACCTTTATCAATCAGCTCTCCAAGCTGCCGAAGGTGATCGAGGATTTGGAAGCGGCGGACATTGACAAGTTCACACAGCAGATGACCGCTCTTGCCGCCGCCATGAAGCCTTTTGCCGATGAAATGCAGAAGGTGTCCAACGGTTTCTCGGCGTTCCCGTCCAAAATCCAAAAGCTGATTACCAGCACGGAGAAATACAACGCTTCTGCCCGTAAAGCAACCTCCACCACCGGGAAGTTCACGAGTGGATTGAAAGCGTTGAATGTCGCCGCTGTTGCAATCACTTTCCGCAAAATCGGTCATTTTATCGCACAGGCGGTTACGGAGTCCAATAAGTACCAAGAAGACTTGAACCTGTTCACGGTTGCCTTGGGGCAGTATGCCGCAGAAGCTCAAAACTACGCTGAAAAGGTGTCCGATGTCATGGGTATTGACCCGGCACAGTGGCTCCGCAATCAGGGCGTTTTCAATACGCTGCTGACCGGCTTTGGTGACACGGCTGAACGAGCGCAGCTCATGAGCCAAAACCTGACACAGCTCGGCTACGATATTTCTTCCTTCTTCAATATTTCCATTGAAGACGCTATGCAGAAGTTACAGTCCGGTATTTCCGGCGAGTTGGAACCTCTGCGGCGCTTGGGCTACGATTTGTCGCAGGCACGGTTGGAGCAGACCGCTTTGAACCTTGGTATCAAGGAAAGCGTTGCCAACATGACGCAGGCAGAAAAGGCCGAGCTGAGATACTACGCCATTATGACTCAGGTGACAACCGCTCAGGGTGATATGGCGAGAACGCTGGAAGCTCCTGCAAACCAGCTTCGTATCTTGCAGGCACAGCTTACACAGGCCGCACGAGCTATCGGTAACATCTTCATTCCCGCACTGAACGCAATTCTTCCCTATGCAATCGCTGTTGTTCAGGTCATTCGAGAGATCGCCAATGCCCTTGCCAACCTTGCGGGTTTCAAGTTGACGGAGGTGGACTATTCAGGAGTGAATAGCGCTGCTGTCGGCGCTGGGTCTTTGGCTGATAATCTCGATGACGCTGCCGGTGCTGCCAAGAAGTTGAAGCAGTACACCGCAGGCTTTGACGAGCTGAATGTCTTTGCTCCCAACACGGGAAGCGGTTCCGGGGCGGGTGCTGGTGGCGCAGGCGGATTTGATTTCGATTTGCCCACCTACGATTTCCTTGGTGACGCTGTGCAGACTCGCATTGGTGAAATCAAGAAGATGATTGAGGACACTCTCGCAGAGATCACCACGATTGTTTCCGGCTTTATGCTGGCGGTAGGTGCAATTCTGGTCGTAACCGGCGTGAATATTCCGCTGGGTGTCGGCCTGATGGCGGCGGGTGCGGTCGGCCTTGCGGCTACCGTTGGACTGAATTGGACTGCTATGAGTAGCGAACTGGCAAGTACGCTGGCTCTCATTACGGGTGTTGTCGGCGGCTTCCTGCTGGCTCTTGGCGCAATTATGGCGTTCTCAGGGGCGAACCTTCCTCTTGGTATCGCTTTGATGGCCTTGGGCGGGGCAAGCCTTGTATCTGCCGCTGTTATCAACTGGCATAACAGTGACCGACACCTAACTGACGCTTTGACCACCTTAACGGGAGTTCTGGCGGGTGCTTCTCTGGCGGTAGGCGCTATGTTGGCTTTCACCGGGGTTGCAACCGGGCTGGGTATTGCGCTGATGGCTGTTGGTGCTGTCACGCTTGTATCTGCCGCAGCTCTGAACTGGAACAGTATCCCGGACGCTCTGGCTTCTCCCCTGTCCAGAGTAGGATTGCTGGTTAGCGGAGCAACCTTGGCTCTCGGTGCTATCCTCGCTTTCTCCGGGTGTATGCCCCTCGGTATTGCGCTGATGGCGATTGGTGCTACTTCTCTGGTTTCCGTAATGGCTCTCAACTGGAATGGCCTGAGCGATGAAATCCAGAATGTGATTGCCATTATTACCACGGTCGTATCTGTGGCGTTCCTCGCTATTGGTGCGGCACTGGCGTTCTCCGGGGCGAATATCCCGTTGGGTCTGGCTCTGCTGGCGGCGGGTGCGGTCACAATGGGTACGGCTATCATGCCAAACTGGAATGATCTCTCCGACAATGTTCAGCAGAAGATCAGCATGATTACCACCGTTGTCGGCGGCGCTCTCTTGGCTGTCGGCGCTATCCTTGCTCTAAGCGGAGTCGCCCTTCCTCTCGGTCTTGGCTTGATGGCGGCTGGCGCATTGAGCCTTGGCGCTGTTGCTACCCTGAATTGGGATTTTGTGGTTAATTCCATTAAGAAAGTCGTATCGGTCATCACGGGTATTCTCAGCGGCGCATTGATCGTTCTCGGTGTCCTGCTGTGCCTGAGCGGTGCGGGTGTTGGTCTTGGCCTTGCGGTACTGGCGGCGGGTCTGTCCCTGTCGTATGCGGCATGGACGCTGGACGATAACCCCATTACTCGCTTTGTGCGACAGATGGCGAACTCCATTATTGGACTTGTGAACGGTGTCATTGACGCAATCAATGATATGTTCCACATCCAGTTCAACGGCCTGTCTGTCATGGGTATCACGCTTATTCCGGCGTTTGATATTCGATTGGTGGATATTCCGCATATTCCGTTCTTTGAAGACGGCGGCTTCCCGAACGAAGGACAGCTCTTTATCGCCCGTGAAGCGGGTGCGGAAATGGTCGGTGCGATGGGTCGCAGAACGGCGGTTGCCAACAATGACCAGATCGTTGAGGGTATCTCCGCAGGCGTGTCTATCGCCAATGACGGTGTGATCGCCGCTATCTACGCTCTGCTGAATGTCGTTGAGGAAAAGGACTTCTCCGTGAATATTGGTGACAATCAGATCGGTGAGTCTTATGACCGTTATAACCGAGCCAGAGGTGTTCGTGTGAATACCGGCGCTTTCAGTAATGCCTACTAAGGAGGGCTGAGGAAATGCAAAGTTTCATTACAATCAATGGCACAAAGTTTCCTCAGCCCCGCAGGGGCTTAGAGATGCTGTCTGCCACTATCGTAGACTCTGCCAGAAATGCCAACGGCGTTGTGGTAGGCCAGAAGGTCGGCAGAGATCAACAGAAGCTCAACAACCTCTTTTGGGGCTATCTGACAGCGGAACAGTGGTCTGCCATGTTGCAGATTTTTGACAAGAACTTCTTTGTGACGGTCACTTATCCCGACATGGTAAACAACCGCTGGACAACCCGAAAGATGTACCCCGGCGACCGCACGGCGACCCCGTACCATCTTGACCCGAACACGGGGCTTCCTGCGGACTACATCAACTGCAAAGTCAACATCATTGACTGCGGCGAACCGTTCTAAGGAGGTGTAGCCGTGAAACAGGTAAGCAACGCTTACAAGCTGTCGATGAAGTCTTTGCTCCGTGAGCAGTCCTTTGTGGAGATCATTTTCTCTCAGGTGGACACAGCGGCGGCAACAGACGGTAATTGGGTCAGCAACGGGGCGCAGAGCTATTCTGAGTTCGACACGCTGGACTACGGATATGATTATCAGGAGTCCTATGCAGCGTTGGAACTGAACCGGTGGGCGCTGGACGGAAATACGGTCATCGTTCCTTCTTCCGGGACGATGTATGACGGCTTTGTTTCGAGCCACATGAGTAATGCTGAGGGCAAGTTTACCACCCCTGCGGTGCTGACTCGTGCTTTCAGCAATCCTCATACCTTCTCCGGTATCACCCTGACTTTTGACACTCGCTATCAGGAATGGCCTGACACCGTGACGGTTGATTTCTACCTGAATGGGACAGTGCTGGAAAGTCTGACCCTTCCCGTAGAGGGAACAGAGTTGGTCATCAACACGAAGGTCGCTTCTTGTGACAAGATCGTGTTGACAATGGGGAACACCCTTCCGTACCGCCGACCTCGGTTGCAACAGGTTCTCTACGGTGTGCAGAAGAAATTTGGAAATGATGACATTGTTTCCATCAAGGAGTCTCACGATGTAGACCCGCTCTCCCGCAGACTGCCGCAGGAAACCATGCAGTTCGTTCTTTTGGACTACGAACACAATTATGACCCGGATAACCCGAAAGGCATTTATGCCTATCTGGATAAGAAGTCACCGATTTCTCTCCGATACGGTTATATGCTTCCCACGGGCAAGGTCGAGTGGCTGAAAGCGGACAAGTATGTGTTGAACAGCAAACCGAAAGCTGCCAAAAATCAGGCTACCTTTACGGGTACAGGTCTGGTTGGAAGTATGACCGGAACCTTTTACAAGAGTAAGCTCGGTTCCAAAAACTTCTATGACATGGCTGAGGAAGTGCTTTTGGACGCAGACCTGACGCTGACAGCGCAGGGTACGCACCCTTGGGTGATTGACCCAACCTTGAAGCAGATGTTCACTACGGCGGCGCTCCCCATTGACTCGCACATGAACTGTCTGCAACTGATCGCTCACGCCTGCCGCTGCCGCCTGTTTACAGACGATGACAATATCATTCACATCAAGCCTTTTGGCGTGACTGTGGTTGGTATTTACAGCGGCGTATGGGCGGATAACGGTCATCTGTGGTACAGCGAGTGGGACACTGTTGACCGTGGCAATAAGGTTGGTAACACCTATGCGGCGTTGGAACTGAACCGCTGGACACTGGACGGTGGAGATCAGGTCATTGTCGAAGACACCGACCCCTCCGGTCGAGGGTTTATCAGTGAAACGATGACTGCGGCAGATGGCACTTATACCACGAAGCCGACCTTCACCAAGACCTTTGATGTTTCTCACGACCTTCCCGTGTTGGCTCTCCGCTTTGATACCCCCTTGGACGAGTACCCCACCTCTATTCAGGTGAAGTATTATGCCGGGACGAAACTGCTGGACACGCAGACTGTGAAGGGTATTACTTCTGCGGAGGTGTTTGTCAACAGCGAAGCGGCGATTGACTGTACCAAGATCGAGGTAACGATGGACGGTGGCCTGCCGTACCGCCGTATGCGGGTGAGTAAGCTCTACTACCGTGAAACGGACTTCACGCTGGATTTTGACTCGATTGATAAGGACTCACAATCCATCGCAAAGATCGACCAGCTCAAAGCGGTATCTGTCGCCAAGTATGCGTACACGGCGGCAAACGATACCACCAAACTTTTCGAGGGAACGACCACCGAAACTCAGCTTCATGTCGAGTTCTCTGGTCTTGCACAAGATGTTTCTATCTCTGTTTCTGGCGGCTCGTTGGTATCCTCCAACATTTACGCCAGAGCTGCGGATTTGGTGTTATCCTCCGGCACTAAAACCGTAGTCGTTACCGGTAAAACTCTGTCTGAGAACTCGGTGGTCGTTTCCTATCCCGTGGCTCTCGATGGAGAAATCGACAAGGAGGAAAACCCCCTTATCACCAACGATACGATGTGCGCCGCTCTTGCCGATCAGGTGAAAAAGTATCTGCAAATGCAGAACACCTATCAGACAAAATACCGTGGCAATCCTGAGTTGGAAGTGGGCGATGTGATTGGCTTGCAGACGCTCTATACCGATGAAATGGACGCATTGATCTTGGTGGACGAGATCACATTTAACGGCTCTCTGAGCGGAAAGTTGAAGGTGAAAGGTCTGATATGAGTATTATTGATAATCTCGTCTACGACCGCACACAGGCCGATGTGGACAGGGTTTTTACCCTGAAAAACAAAATCCTCACGGAAGGGCTTTCGAGCCTTTCCGCTGAGGAAAAGACCGAGTACATGGCTGGTATGAAGGGTGCTTACAATTACGGGGACATGAACCGTGTAGGGCAGGCGGTAGCCTATATCGCTAACCGCATGACTTCTCTCCCCGGACAGTTGGCGGCATACCGAGCGGAGAAAGGAGTCGCTGATGACCCGATCTACCAAGTTCCGTATGACCCTTCCTCAGTGGTGGTTGCGGCAAAGACGAATTGGGCGATGGGTGATACGCCCACCCAATCTCTCGTGAAAGCCTACTTGAACAACCTGACGGTTCTCCGAAAGCAGCTCACGCTTCCCCCGGACGCACCGCTGGTTCCGAGCAGTCTGGACAATCTCACTTTTTCCACGGCAAACAACATTGAATATCTCCTGTATGTCATCGACACAACACTGACCGAGGTAGAAACCGAGCTGTATTCCAAGATCGACCGCACGGTGGACGCTTTCGCCTATGTTGGTCTGTATAACTGCGGAGAGTAAGGAGGAAATTTCATGAAAGATACTGTCATTAAGGGCAACGGTAAGTCCCGTTCTATCAAGGCTCCTACCGATATGCCTGCAACCTTCGAGGAATGGCGCACACAGCTTCTCGCCGGAACCGCCACCCTCGACATTGGTCTGAACGCCGCAGGCTGTGATGTGGTCGGCACCGCATTGACCAAGGCAAATATGCTGTCCGACACCACCAAGTCGGCACTGGAACTGAGCGGCAACGACCCCACGGTGAATGACGCTCTGTATGCTTTGAGCCAGAAGGGTTCTCCCGCCGAGGTGCGTGTCATCGCTGATATAGACTCGACCGTCACCATGAGCAGGGGCGGTAAAACTCTGACCGGCAAGGTTGCTTCGACCGGCTATGCCACTCTGTACCCGACCGAGCTGGGTGACTGGACTATCGTGTTTACTTACAACGGTTCTCAGAAAACCAAGGTTTACACGCTGGAAGTCATCGGTATCGTGTATGTCTATCCCTTTGTGGTCGGTGCTACGCTGGAAGCTACCTCTTGGGACAACATCGCCGCTGTTTCCAAGTTCGGTCAGGCTCCGAACTACTGGAAGGTCGGTGACAAGAAGAACATTACTGTCAACGGCGTGACCTATGCGGCACAGATTATCGGTTTCGATCACGACACTCTGACCACCGCAGACGGTAGCCGCACCAAGGCGGGTATCACCTTCCAGTTGGTCGATTGTTTGAACACGACCTATTCCATGAACGGCTCCAACACCAATGTGAACGGCTGGCGTGGTTCTACTATGCGCACCTCTACAATGGCAACGCTGCTGAACCAGCTTTCCTCCGACCTGAAAAGCGTGTTGAAGTTCGTCAATAAAGTGACCAGCGTAGGTAACAGCAGTTCCGGTCTGGAAACCACTTCCGACAAACTGTTCCTTCTGTCCGAGATCGAAGTCTTTGGTGCTACTCAGTATTCTTACGCTGGTGAGGGTAAGCAATACGAGTATTACACCGCTGGCAACAGCACCATTAAGAAGGTCAATGGTTCTGCGAGCAACTGGTGGGAGCGTTCTCCTTATTCCGGCGCCACCACCAACTTCTGTTGTGTGTACAGCACCGGCGGCGCCAGCATTTACGGCGCCAGCAACTCCTATGGCGTGTCCTTCGGCTTCTGCGTTTAATCCCCGGTTTCATCAACACCAATCCCGCCCCGTCAGGGGCGGTGTAAGAAAGGAATGTTGGCGTGTCAGTCATCAAAGCTATGCGTGGCGAAAGCTCCATGCAGTTCATCGAAACCGCCAGACGGTTAGAGATTCACGCTTTCTCCGTCTGCACCAAGGCTCCTAAAAGATACGCACCTCTGCTGACAAACCGTATCTTTGAGCTGGCTTCCACGGTTCACGAGGAAGTACGAGCGGCGAACAACATCTATCCGCACAATCAGCATGAAGCGCAAATGCGGCGAGATCACCTGATTAACGCCAACATCGCCCTTCAAAATCTCAGCCCGAAGCTGACTTTGCTCTATGACGCTATTCTCCAAAACCCTGAAAAATGTCCGTGGATTGACCACGCCATGAAGGAATTTGGAGAGTACATCACGGACGAAGCACAGCTTATCTCCAAGGTTCGGAAAGCTGACCACGAGAGGTATAAAGACCTCCCGGCATGAGTTTTTCATTGGGTCAAGCCCTGTAATTGTTACCGTTTCTGCGAACAACTGGTGGGAGCGTTCTCCTAATTCCGGCAACACCAACAACTTCTGTAATGTGAACAACAACGGCGGCGCCAACATTAACGGCGCCAGCAACTCCTATGGCGTGTCCTTCGGACTCTGCAACTTCGCATAGGTCAGTCGTAGTAACCCCTTTGGGCGAAATCAGTACCTTTTGCAGAGGGAGGGCTTGTTCCCGGCTACCAAGCCAAAACACCCCGTCCGATGTAGTCAGCCGGACGCTTCTTGCATGGTGAGCGATTGTACGGTAGCTCATTTCATGGCTGGTACTACAAGCAGTTAGAACCCGTACCCGACAATAAGACTGTACGGAGGGGAACCTTCTATGACAAGTGAAGAACGGAGAGAAGCCCGTTATCAGCGCAGGAAAGCCAAGCGGGACGAAGCTCGTTTACAGCGAAGCAAAGAATGTGGTGATTTCGATGAAGTCTTTTCGTTCAGACACCTTTACCTTTCCGGGAAGAAATGCTGTAAGGGTGTCTACTGGAAAAACTCAACTCAGCGGTATATCGGCAATATCATTCCGATCATCGCAAAGACCCATCGTGAACTGCAAAACGGAACCTTCAAGCACCGTGGTTTTCACGCTTTCACCATCATGGAGCGAGGGAAGAAGCGGTATATCCGATCAGTCCATATCACGGAACGAGCGGTTCAAAAGTGTCTGTGTGACTACTGCTTAGTTCCCATCTATTCGGCCTGTTTCATCTATGACAACTCCGCCAGCTTGAAACACCGAGGTATGGACTTCGCCCTGCGCCGTATGACCTGTTATCTTCAACGGCATTACAGGAAGTACGGTCTGGAAGGAGGGGTTCTGCTTTACGATTTTCACAGCTTCTTTGACTCAGCTCCACATGAGCCGCTGTTCCGTGAAGCCGACCGCAGGCTTCATGACCCGAAAATAAGGGAGCTTGCGAACAGCTTTATTACGGACTTCGGTTCTGTGGGCTTGGGTCTTGGCAGTCAGGTGTCTCAGACGAACGCCCTCATGCTTCCCAATATGATTGACCACTATTTCAAAGAGGTCTGCCGTATCAAAGCCTATGAGCGATACATGGACGATGGCGTAGCAATCAGCCCTGACATTGATGGCCTGTATCTCTGTATGGACGGGTTAAAGATCATCTGCGAGAAGTGCGGTCTGGAACTGAACTTGAGGAAGACAAGGGTAGTTCCTCTCAGAGATTATTACCGCTGGTTGAAAACGAGATTCATCATCACACCGACCGGCAAGGTTGTTCGGAAGATGAACAAAGACTCAACAAAAATCGTTCGACACAAGCTCAGAGCTTTCCGAGGAAAGCTCGACCGGGGCGAAATGACCTTGGCTGATATTCGGTGTTCCGTGGACTCCTACAACGGTCACATGAAGCGAGGTCACAGCTTCAAGGTGCGGCAGCGCACCAATCAGTATTTCAAATCATTGTACGGGTTCTACCCGGACGAGAAAGGTTGGAAAAGCCATGTATAAAATCATCAAGAAGGACGCAGTTCTCGGCATTGTGAGCAATCTAACTTGGGTATGTATGCAGGAAAACGGCTGTTACGGCCTGACGGTCGAGGACAATGCACAGGGTATTGCCTTGAACGGCACCGTGTACCATGTCAACGGACACCCCGAACTGGACGGTGCTGAAACGGTTTCGGTCGAAGAAGTGGACGATGGCGTTTACGCTTCCAGTCTGACCGCTCTGCTGACTGACCCGAACGACCTTCGTAATTCTGAGCAGTTCCGCAAGGCTGTTCAGATGTTCGCCAAAAGCCTTGACGAAGACTCTGCGATGGTGGTTGCAACCATCTATGACCCCTATCAGGTCGGTCATGCCTATGCTGTTGGTGATTATTTCACCTACGGTGTGAACGGTGTAGGCGACCCGCAACTCTACAAGGTAGTACAGGCGCACACTTCCCAAGCAGATTGGAAGCCTGACGCACTTCCCGCTCTCTACACTCCGATTGGCCTGACCCCCTCCGGCTACCCTGTGTGGACTCAGCCTACAGGCGCTCATGACGCTTACAACAAGGGTGACATTGTGAGTTACAACGACAAGCTGTACCGCAGTCTGATTGACGGGAATGTGTATTCCCCGGACGCTTATCCCGCTGGCTGGGAAGAATACACCAGCGAGTAAGGGAGGGGGCAGGACATGAGTGACGCAATTCTGGTCGCTATTATCACGGGTGGCCTGAGCCTGCTTGGTATCATCTACTCGTCCGGCAAGTCTGCCAGTAAGGTTGACGCAAAACTGGACAAGCAGCAGGCGGTCATCGAAACCAAGTTGAACGAACTGACCCGTGAAGTGCGGGAACACAACAATTTTGCAAGGCGTGTACCTGTGGTTGAAGAACAGATCAAGGTCATCAACCGCCGTATCGAGGACTTGGAGGGCTTTCACAAGCCTGCATGACCCGAAAGTAAGGTGAAAAAGGTGAGTAATCGGGTCAAAATCCCTATAACTTTCTCTTAGTACGTGCGTATTAGAGGGAGTTTATAGGAAAAACGCCCGATTACTCACCTAACTCACCTAAATTAAAAATTGGAGGTAAAAATTATGCTCGAAACCATTTTGCACAACCTGACGAACATCGGCTGGGCTATGCTGATTTTTCTGTGTGCCTACCTTTCCAATGTATCCTTTTCTCTGTATTACAACATCAAAGTCCTGCTGGAACCGTTCAGCAAGGAAAAGCTGATAAACTCCGGCTTGAAGATCGCCGCTTTTGTCTGCGGTCTGACCCTGCTGTGTGTGGCTATTACCACGCTGCCGCTGTTTGCGGATATGGTCGGGTGGGAAATTCCGACTGAGTATGTGGATATTTTCAGCAATTTGGTGATTATTGGTGCGGTACTCATGGTGTCCTGCAAGTACATCGCAGAAGCATTTACGAAGTTCAAGGCCATTTTGGACGCTACCAAGGAGGACAAGAGCTATGATGAAATCAAGTGAACTGGTCGCCAAGGTCGTTGATATTGCCAAGCACTATAAGACCCTGTATGTCATGGGGTGCTTTGGTGCGCCGCTGACCGACACAAACAAGTCTCGGTATATCAAGAACCACCCCTACAACATGGCGGCAGCTCGTACCTCTATGATTATGGCGGCGACCCCTGACACCTTTGGCTTTGACTGTGTGAACCTTATCAAAGCCGTTCTATGGGGCTGGACTGGGGATAAAACCAAGTCTTACGGCGGCGCAAAGTATGCCACTAACGGCGTACCTGACGAGGGCGCTGACACCATGATTAAGAGGTGCAAGGACGCTACTTCTTCCGGGTGGGACAAGGTTGACCCCGGAGAAGTGGTGTGGACTACGGGACACATCGGCGTGTATATCGGAAACGGTCTGGCGGTCGAGTGTTCCCCTCGTTGGGCGAACAATGTGCAGATCACCGCTGTCGGCAACATCGGGAAGAAGAACGGGTACAATACCCGTATGTGGAAGAAGCACGGACACCTCCCCTATGTGACCTACGACAAAACCGTGACCCCCACACAGCCCGAAACAGTTAAGCCCGTTCCTACCACTGAGGTCAAGGCCAAGGGTGTCGCACGGTCTTTCAATAAGGCTGTGGCAGGCACTTACACCGTGACCGCTGGTGCTGGTCTGAATGTCCGTGACGCTGCCGGGACGGACAGTAGAGTGCTGGTGACAATCCCCAAGGGAACCACCGTCAAGAACTACGGCTACTACACCGTTGTAAACGGCGTTAAATGGCTCTATGTGGCTTTCTCGTACAAGAGGGTAAATTATACTGGCTTCGTGCATGAACGCTTCCTGAGCCGCTGAGAGGGCTTCCTATGGGTGGTAAACGAGTGCAACCTAAGCCAAAGAAGAAAAGAATGAGAAAGCGCACGAAGTTCACGATCTTGTCCATCTTCAATCTGACTTGGTACGCCGTTGTGGTTCTGATTTTGAACGCCTGCGGTCACACAGTTGACACAGAATTGACAGTCGGCTGGTTTGCGGCTTGGACTGCCGAACTTGCCATTCTGTACGGCATTAAGGTCAAGTCAAAAGAAACCTCAGACGAGGACGCTCAGGGGTGAGAAAATGCAAGTGCTGAAAGAAATCACGCTCGACAAGGTTATCAATCTCTATGAAGGTCAAGTCGTTCATGACAAAAAGCAGCTCATTGAATGGGACGATCATCGCCGCACTCCACTCTATGAGCTGAAAGAACGAACGCTGGCTCAAGACAAGATGATCTTGGGTGCGCTGAAATGCGCCAGAGCGAACGGGTATTCCGGCGAAGAATAAAAGAAGACACTCCCTACCGATTAAGGTAAGGAGTGTCTTTTGGTTTGAACGAACACCGTTCCCCACACAATGTAGGGTTCGGATATGCGCTCAATGGTACACTCATACTCCCCAAAATCGAACCCTGTCGCTTCTTCGGCGGCGGGGTTCTTTTCTACCCGGAAAGTCTTGGTTTTACAAGAGGTTAGGTTATATGCGGTGGTGATTTTATACCCGTCAGGTTCGTCCCACACTGTAACGGAGTTGACGAGCAAATCAATGAGCCGTCTGCGAAAGTCTTCGTCTTCGATATTTCCGTATTTGAACTGGCTCAACCAAAATACGATTTGGTCACGGTCAATTCGGTAGACGAATTTTTCCTCAGCTTTGATCTCTTTGTTGAGGGTTTTCTTTTCGTGTTCGAGCTGGACAAGCCGGTTCATCAATGTCTCGGAAGCAATACCCTTTTCGATGGCAGCGGTGATATTTGTGATTGACTTTTCGACCTCAGATAACTGAGCGGTCAACTGCGGAATGTGCGTGTCGTTTATTAAATCCTGTTCGCTCTGCCGGATTGCCATGTCTGCGATTTCATCAATGAGCTGATCGGTCAAAAGGTTGAGAGCGTCACGAGCTACTATTCCTTCGATGTAATCTTTTTTCAAAGGCCGTTTATCACACCCAAGTTTTCTCTTTTTCGTGTAGCAGGAATAGTAGTGGTAGACCTTGCCGTGCCTACCGGCTCCGCTTTCACCGTTCATAGAAGCCCCACAATGACCGCAGAACAACTTTCCAGACAAGAGGTAATCTACCTTAGCCTTGCCCCTTGCGGGGGCTGTGGCGGTCTTAGAAAGCCGCCGTTGTACCGTTTCAAACAGCTCCTTATCAATGATGGCGGGAATACCATTTTCGATGACAATATCCTTGTAGGTATAAGTGCCGATATAGCGAGTATTACGGAACATGGCCTTAAAGCTACTGCGGTTGAACTCTGTATTTTTGGCAGTCTTATATCCGGCAGAGTTAAACTTTCGGCAAATGTCAGCTACGCTTTCGCCGTTGGCGTAAAGAGAGAACGCTTCTTGAACGATGTGGGCGGTGTCAGGGTCAACGACCAGCTTGTGATTTTCCACCTTGTATCCAAGGGGGATATGACCGCCTACGCTGTGGCACTTCAAGGCAGATTCACGCATACCTCTCGTGACCTTCTGCGACAGCTCGGCAGAGAAAAACTCAGCCATACCCTCTAACACAGACTCCAAGATGATACTTTCAGGGCTGTCGGTAAGGTGTTCTGTGGCGGAGAGGACTTTCACGCCGTTCTTCCGCAGACGCATTTTCATAATTGCGCTATCGTTGCGGTTACGAGCAAAACGGTCGAGCTTCCAGACGATGACATATTCCCAATTCTGCTTTGCGCTATCCGCAACCATTTCCATGAGGTGAACCCGCTTTTCCACATCTTTGCGAGCGGTCGTTGCTCGGTCAACATAGATTGCTACAATGCGGTAGTGGTTTGCTTTACAGAAGGCACGGCAGTCACGAAGTTGCCCTTCAATGGATTGGTCACTTTGACCTGTGGAGCTATACCGAAGATAGAGAGCAACATCTTGATCGCCGTTGTAAAGCGTATATGGGTCTTCCTGAAATTGAGAGATTTCTTCCTCTGTCAGACAGGAGAGGTCGATTGGAAATTTTTTCATGCAAATCTCCTTTTTAGCTCCATGACTCTACCGACAAAGCGCAATCGTCCAATTTCAACACCGCCAAAAACACGGGGAGGATAGTGTGGGTTAAAAGAACGAAGGGTCACAGTATCTTCATCAATACTGATTTTCTTAACAAATCCTTCTTCGTCATCAACAATGACAACCATAAGAGTATCTGTTTCGGGAGGTGTATCCTTTTTAACCAGCACTAAATCGTGATCGTCTAAGACTGGCGACATACTATCTCCGTCAACTTGTAACCAGAAACAATCATCACAGTCATATTCGGGGTCAACTTGTTCATATCCCAATGCTTCTTGCTGAGCGATGACACCTTTTCCTGCGGACGCATGACCGAAAATAGGTCGCTTGCAATTCTTTTCATAAGGTTCGGTGGTCAAACCAACAGAGGACAAGTGAAAGAGAGGGTCGTCAGTTTCGCCTTTCAAATAGTCAGCCGTTGTTCCAAGATTGATAGCAAGAGTTTTTAAGTCTTCATCTGAAATCATGCGGTCAGGCTTTTTATCTACATCGTTCAAATAATACTTGGGGCGGTTGATAAGTTTGCAAATATAGGTGACACTTTTCCCTTGTTGTTTGGCTAAATCTCTAATACGGCTTGTGTTCATAAGTACCTCCTTCAAAAATATCCTACTTTTTTAGGATTTACTATTGACAATCCTACAAAGGTAGGATATACTTTGGATTGTGAACAAGAGATTTTGACAACAAAAACCTGACCCCCGAAAGGTTTTCTTTTTTCGGCGGTTGCTGTGGTCAATGGTTTAATTGTCTGGCAAGTAAATTGTACCATTACGCCCACTGGTTGTCAATAAATATTGTTCTCAATTCAAAGAAAGGAGAGGTTTTGTGAAAGAGCGTGAGAAAATTCGCTATCGCCTGAGCGTCAATCACCTGTCGTTTGCATGGCTGATTGATATGCTCCGAAAGCGGGGTATTGAAACGAACGGCCCTGTCCTGAGTGCAATTCTCGCAGGAACTCGTAACGGCCCTTCTGTGGACAAGATCATCGCTGAGTCTATCGACATTCTGGACTGGTACGAGCGGCAGATCGGCGGTGCGTCATGAGCAACAGTGCATTTGCCCCGGAAGTGCGAGGGCAGGCCAAAGCGTTCAGCTCACTCCTTGCTCGATCTGTCCGAGAGTTTTTCAAGGACGAAACGAACCGCAAGCAGTTCGAGAGCTGGTACGAACAGAAGTACGGAACACCGTATCAATGGAAACCTATGGTTTGGAGGAACAGATAATGAAAAAGGTATTTGGAGTATTGGCATTTCTCTCGTTTTTCTACCTGTTGGGTGTGGTTGGTGCGGTAGAGCAAGACACGATGGCTCTCGGTACAGGCATGGTGCGTATGGGTATCGGCCTTGGCTGCTTCTGGCTGTTCTGTGAGCTGTCTGGTGCGTTTTATCCTACCCCGCCGAGAAAAAGAAAAAGCCGCTGACGGAACTGGTACTTCCATCAACGGCAAGCGTAAAAGCTCAATCTGATTATATCAGAACCTATCATTTTGTAAAGGAGAACTTTATGAATAGCACGATTGCGAAACTCGCTGACGAGTTCGAGAAGATGGAGAAAACCATCGCTTCTCAGAAGAAGATGATCGAAACCCTTATGCCTACGGGCTATGTGGATACCGATACCGTCAAACTTCACCTTAATTCTGTGTATGGTGTCATGTTCGGCGGTCGCCCCTCTCCGAAGCGCTGCAAGCTGGAAGATTGTTCTTGGGACGAGATCAATATGTATTCCTCCTTCGGCCTTGCTGACAAGATGTTCGAGGTCGGTGACACTAAGAAATTCCGTCTTGCGGATGGCTCCTACCTGACTGCCCGTATCATCGGGTTCAACCATGACTACGCAAGGGACGGCAGTCTGAGCCATATCACCTTTGAAACCGTGGAAACCCTTGACGGAGATATTTCCATGAATGAGAAATCTACCAACGAGGGCGGCTGGGACGCTTCTTATCTCCGTGCCAAGCTCAACGGCAACTTCTTCGAGAAGCAACTTCCCGCTGATCTGAAAGCGGTCATCAAGCCCGTGGTGAAGATCACCGCAAAGAGCGGCAAAAACGAAATGCTGGTTCCTTCCGTTGACAAGCTGTTCGTTCTTTCTGAGCAGGAGGTCTTCGGTCGCAAGATTTATTCCTGCGGTGGTGAGGGTAAGTGGTACGAGTGGTACAAGCGGGAGAATACGCCCTATGGCAAGTGCAAGCAGAATGGTGAGAGGGATTGGAGATGGGAGCGTTCTCCTTATTCCGGCTACACCAACCACTTCTGTTGTGTGCCCAACAGCGGCAACGCCGACCGTAGCACCGCCAGCTACTCCAGTGGCGTGTCCTTCGGCTTCTGCATTTGATCGGGTATCTCGTAAATCCCGCCCCGTCAGGGGCGGTGAAAGGAGTGAAAACATGAATGTCAATCGCAAGGTTGGCACTGGTTTTGAAAGAGACTTATGCCTGAGCCTGTCGGGGTGTGGCTTTTGGGCGCACAATCTCGCTCAGAACAGTCAAGGTCAGCCGTTCGATGTGATTGCGGCTCGAAACGGTGTCAGCTATCCCATTGACTGTAAGGATTGTTCCAAGAACATTTTCAAGATGGAGCGTATCGAAGAAAACCAGTTTTCCGCCATGTCTCTTTGGGAAGAAACGGGAAACGGAGAGGGGTGGTTCGCTCTCCGAATGATGAACGGAGCTGTGTACTTTCTGTCCTTCACGGTGATACGCAATCTGTTCTTAATGAAGACCGTTCTCTCTGCGTCTGAAATCAGACAGTTCGGTATCACACTCGGAGAGTGGGTGTCTCAATGCAAGTAACTGTTGGCAATCAGCTCCGAATTGAAAATCCGTCTGAGCAGTTGCTTACATGGTGCAAGAAGCAGCTTATCCTTCCCAATCCTGAGTACGCCAAGAAAGTCCGTATGCACTTTTGGGTCGGCAACACCCCTGAGAAGTTGCACCTGTTCCAATGGGACGGTGACACACTGGTTCTCCCTTATGGTTGTTTGAACAATGTGTTGGCTATGGGCGATTGCCACACGAAGGTCGATCTTCCTATACCTACCGAGGTGGACTTCGGTTGCACCATTCCGCTCTATGACTACCAAGTGGAAGCCAAGGAAGCCCTGATAACCGCTTACTATGGTATTCTTCAAGCCCCTGCGGGGTGCGGTAAGACACAGATCGGAATTGCTGTTGCGGCAGATACAGGTCGAAGGACACTCTGGCTGACCCATACACGGGATTTGCTCGTACAGAGCAAAAGCCGAGCGGAGCAGTACATGAGTCCCTCGCTGACTGGCACGATCACCGAAGGTAGGGTTCAAATCGGTAAAGCAATCACTTTCGCAACGGTACAGACCATGTGCAACCTCGATCTGAGCCAGTACCGTGATGTTTGGGATTGTATCATTGTGGACGAGTGCCACCGTGTAGCCGGAACCCCGACCGCTATGACGCAGTTCTCAAAGGTGCTGAACGCTCTGGCAGCTCGACACAAGTACGGCCTGTCCGCTACGGTTCACAGGGCAGACGGTATGATTGCCGCCACCTACGCTCTGCTGGGTGGGATTGCCTATCAGGTGCCGGAGGAAGCGGTGAAAGACAAGATCATGACCGTCAGCGTTCTGCCCCGTGCCACACATCAAGGACTCAGCCGTGAGTTTTTGGACACGGACGGTACGATCATCTATGCCAAGTTGGTCAATTTCCTCGCTGACCGTTACCCCCGAAATAACTTGATTGTCGCTGACCTCGTAGCAAACCGAAATCACTACAATCTCATTCTCTCTGATCGGCTGACGCACTTGGAAACCCTGATGAACCGTCTTCCGCCCGACCTGAGAAAACAGGCGGTCATGATTGATGGGAAGATGACCACGAAGAAAGCCAAGGCTCTCCGAGAACAGGCCATTGAGGAAATGCGGCAGGGACGCAAGCGGTATCTGTTCGCTACCTACTCTCTGGCTCGTGAGGGGTTGGATATACCAAGACTTGACCGTCTGTATCTCACTACTCCCCAAAAGGATTATGCAGTCATTACGCAGTCTGTCGGTCGTATCGCCAGAACCTTTGAAGGCAAATCCGAGCCGATCTGTTATGACTATGTTGATGACGGTATTCAGTATCTCGTTAGAAGCTATAAAAAGCGTTGCACTTCGTATAGAAAACTGGGGTGTAAGTTCTTATGAGAAAAACCCACGGAATGAGCCATAAGCGGCTACACAACATCTGGTGTACTATGCGAGAGCGTTGTTTCAACCCCAATTTCCACAAATACAATCTGTATGGTGGACGAGGAATTACCATCTGTGAAGAATGGAATTCTTTTGAAGCCTTCATGAAATGGTCGCTTGATAACGGCTACGCCGCTGATCTGACACTCGACCGCATTGATGGCGAGGGCGACTACTGTCCTGAAAATTGTCGGTGGGTTACCCAGAAGGTTCAACAAAATAACCGGAGAAACAATCGTCTGATCGAGTGGGCAGGTAAGACGCTGAACATTCAACAATGGGCTGACGAGTTGGGTATTCCGTATCACACGCTCTACTGTCGTGTTTACCGAGGGTGGAGTTCTGAACGCATTTTCACTCAGCCACTAAGGAGGTGATGTCGGCAGTCATGGATAATCTCTTTATCTTCGACTGCGAATAGCAGTCTTTCAAGATGACTGGCTGTTCGTGTTCAAGCACAAAGACACAGGCGAATATACAGTCATTCACAACGACAATGACGCAATCTGGCAGTTTCTTCGAGAACAACCGCTTCTCTGCGGTTTCAATAACAAGGCGTATGACAATTTCATTTTGAAAGCTGTTGCTGCCGATTTCACCCCACAGGAAGTAAAAGCTCTAAGTGACTACCTCATTGATGGCGGACAGGGCTGGCAACATCCTCTTATGCGGGGCAATCCCGTATTCGTGACCTCGTTTGATATTCGTGACGATATGTACGAGGGCCTTTCGCTGAAAGCCTGTGAGGGGCATTTGGGAATGTCGGTGGTTGAAAGTTCTGTGCCGTTTGACCTTGACCGTCCTCTGACCGATGAAGAACTGGACGAAACGATTTTTTACTGCAAGCACGATGTTGACGCTACCGAAAAGCTGGTAGACCTCCGACAATCGTATTTGCAGACGAAGATCAATCTTGGCCGCAGAGTAGGTATCTCAGACGAAAAAGCCTTGTCCTGTACCAATGCCAAGCTAACCGCACTTATGCTGAACGCAAGGCGTAGAGAGTGGAACGATGGTCGAGATTATGTCTATCCTCCAAGGTTAGATGTGTCCATTATCCCGCAAGAGATTTTGGATTTCTTCGACACCGTTCACGACAAGTCAATCCCAGACGAAGTTCTTTTCAAAACCGCTCTGACCTACAAGTTTGGCGATTTCCCTTGCCGGTATGCGTGGGGCGGCGTTCATGGCTCAGTTAAAGGGTATCACGGCAAATCTACGGCGAAGCGGGTTATCCAAAACCGAGATGTTTCTTCGCTGTACCCCTCGCTGCTGGAATTGTTCCAGTATCTTTCCCGGAATGTACCTGACCCTCATGTGTTCTACAACATTCGTAAGGAGCGCATACAGGCCAAGCATGACGGTAATGACCAGTTGGCGAAGGACTTGAAGCTCCCGCTCAACACCGTATCGGGGGCACAGGAAAACCGCTATAACGACCTCTACGACCCGTTGAAAACCCGTTCCATGCGAATATCGGGACAACTTTTCCTGACAATGCTGCTTGTTCAGTTGCTTCAAGCGTGTACGTCAATCGTCCTACTGAACTTCAACACGGACGGTCTAATGTACGAGATTGACGCTGACGAGGTTCCTATTGTGGATAGCGTCTGTGCTGCGTGGGAGCAAACCACGGGGTTTGAATTGGAACTGGACGAGATTGACGAGGTTTGGATTAAAGATGTCAATAACCTCATTCTCCGAAAGACCAACGGCAAGGTCAAGTCAGTTGGCTCGTATGTTAGTTACGGCGCAACCTCGAAAGGTGCATGGCAGATCAACAATTCGATGGTCATTGTCAAGAAAGCCCTGATTGACTATTTCACGAAAGGCGTTCCTGTTCGAGAAACAATCATGGATAGTACCGACATTATGGATTTTCAGATCATCGCAAAAGCCGGTTCTTCCTATGACGGTGTTGTTCAGAAGATAGGCAATCGTGAGGTACAAGTCCAGAGAGTCAACCGCGTGTACGCCGTAGACCCGTTCAAAGATCGCCAATGGTTTGGTACGCTTTATGCCCTGAAAGGCGAAAGCTACAAGAAAATTGGCAATATCCCAGATCATTGTCTGGTAGACAACGACAACCATCTATCCCTTGATGAAATTGACCGAGAGTGGTATATCGCTACAACCGAAAAGAGAATTATGGATTTTCTCGGAGAGAGGCGGCGAAGGAATACCCGCAAAGTCAATTCTATCAAGAAAAAATTATTAGAAATGTTGGAGGTATAAATATGGCTACTACCAAGAAAGCCGCTGAGACTGCGGCGGTGGATTATTCTACCATGAATGTGTTCCAGAAGTTGCAGCTTGCCCGTGTGCGCTTCCTCGAAGCTGGCGTGGACAAGAGCGGCAAGCACATGAAGCTCGAATATAAGTATTTCGAGCTGGCAGACATTGTTCCAAAGGCCGAGCAGATTTTCCTTGAAATCGGTCTGATGATGGTTCCGTCCATGTACGGCGACAAGGCGACCGCTCGTGTCTACAATGTCAATGACCGTGAGGACTTCATTGATTTCGTTGCACCGTACACCCCCATTGCTCCTATCGTGTCCAACGCTGGCAATCAGGTCACAAACGAAATGCAGGCGACCGGCAGCTCCATCACCTATATTCGCCGCTACCTGTGGCAGCTCGTTCTTGACATTGTGGAGCATGACAGTATCGACAGCGGCGAGTTTGACACAACTCCCGCACCCGCTCCCGCCGTAATCAAAAAGCCCCCTGTGACCACTGAACAGCGTCAGGAAATCAAGAAGGAACTGACTGGCGCTCCTGCTGGTGCGGCTACCGTGGAACAGGTCAGTACGCTGAAAAGCCTGCTGAAAAAGCTCATGGATATTGACGCAGAGCAGGAACAGTTCGTGCAGACCATCGCCATGAAGACCGAGGGCTTCTCCAAGATCGAAGCCGACAAGTGTGACGCTCTGATCGAGGGCGTGAACAATATGCTGGCTGGCTACGAAATGAAAACGGCGAAGGAGGGCTAAGGCATGATTGAAATTGATTGTCGCAAGTGCGTCAATGCAGACTTGGAAGCGGATTGCTGTAAGCTCTACGGTAACAATCCTGATACTGCCGTTCGGGAATGTGCCGCTGATGAATTTGTGAATTATAAGGAGGTAGACAAAAATGGAATGGCTTGACGGCAACAAAATCCAGATTATCCCTCCCAAGCGTCCGAAGAAACTGACCGGTACTCGCTTTGCCACTATCCTCGGTCTGAACCCGTGGTCTACGCCGTTCGAGATTTGGTGTGAAGTGACCCGCACTTATCAGAAGCCGTTCGAGGACACGATCTACACCATCGCTGGTAAGACCATCGAGCCTAAGCAGGCTGAGTACATGAAGCAGACCTACTTCATGAGCAATCTGGTCACACCGACCGACATTTGGGGCAAAGACTACTTCCGTCAGACCTACGGTGACTTCTTCAAGGAAAGCCCCGTTCTCGGCGGTATGTGGGACTACTTGCTCTATGGCAAAGATGGTAAGCCCACCACCGTCCTCGAAATGAAGACTTCCAAGCGTGTTGAGGACTGGAAGGACGATATTCCTGAGTATTACGCTTTGCAGGCGGCGTTGTACGCTTACCTTCTCGGCGTGGACGAAGTTATCATGGTCGCTTCCTTCCTTGAACCCAAGGACTACGATGACCCTGAGAAGTTCGTGTGCAGCGGTGAGAATACCATCACCCGTCCCTTCAAGGTGTCTGAGCGGTATCCTGACTTCGAGAGGAAGTATGTGAAGCCTGCCCTGAAATGGTGGAAGGACTATGTGGAGAGCGGCATTTCCCCTGCCTTTGACGAGCGCAAGGACGCTGAAATCCTGAAAGCCCTTCGCACCAACAACCTGTCTCCTGAAACGGATATGGCGGCGCTGGTCAAGGAAGCCGAAGACCTGAAAGCCAAGCTGGACGCTCACGCCGCTGAGGTGGCTGAGGACGAGAAGCGGTACAAGGTCTTGACCGACATGATTAAGGCAAAAGCTGTTGAACAGTTCCGTGACGGTGACACAAAATCTGTTATCACCGGAAATCGCTATATGTGGGAAGTTAGAAAGAGCGAACGGTCGAGTATCGACAAGAAACTCATGGAAAAAGACGGTATCTTGGAAAAATACACGGTCACTGCCCCCACATACGCTATCTATTCCGGCGAAATTGAAAAGGAGGATTGACCTATGAAATTTTCTAAGTTCGTGAAGTCCCTCGCCCCTGATGGCGGCGCTATCTATGAGTACATGGACGAACGCTGGCTTGCTTCCCCGTCCGTACTTATGCTCATTCCCGATGGTATCCGCAACGTGACCGGGTACAGCAACGAGAAAATGCCTGACGGCATTGGTCGCCTGATTTCTCAGGTCGGTTGCACCGAGTACGCCACGCTGGTCAAGGCAATCATGCCTGAGCCGGACGGCGCAATCAAGGATTGTGTTCGTATCTTCGCCACGCAGGACAGTACCATGACCCTTCCCATCACCAATGATGACTGGTCGCTGATCGAGAAGTCTGACTTCTGCGAAATCTTGTACTCCTACGATCTGGAAAGCGACAAGAGCGTACCGAAAGCCCCGCTGGTCAAGCAGTACGCCAAGTACCCCGATGACGAAGACCAGTTGGTTGGTATCATCTTCCCCTGTGAGTACACAGAACAGCTCAATTTCCACACCATAAAAGAAGTATGAGCGTTTGTGGTGGTTGCCCCATCTATTACAATAAATATTTCGGTGTTTATTGTGGAGGTGGGTGCTTAGGTCAAAGCGATTGTGCCGAAAACCTAATAACTCTCGTTGCTAATATAGCAGACACTATTACAAGATCAAGAAAGGACGATAAAACAATGGCTAAAATCGGACTCACCGAGGGTTTCACCCTCATTCCCGAAGGTACTCATGTCTTTCAGATTACCGATGTGAAGTACAAGGAAGACTTCGGCAAGCTGGAAGTCTATATGCAGACGCAGACCGGCAGTAAGCACATCGAGCGCTTCTCTCTGCTGAAATCCGATGGCTCTCCCAACGAGGGTGCATACAACGCTTTCAGCTACTTCGCCAAGACTGCCCTCGGCAATTTCGAGCTGACCGAGATCGACCACACTGACCTGATTGGTCACTTCATCGAGTGCGATGTGGAACATGATGTTCAGGAGAACAAGAAGAAGCCCGGACAGAACATTACCTTCGTCCGTCTGGCCGATAAGCGCCCCTCTGAGGGCTGGGGCGGCTCCGGTAATACGGTTGCTACCCCCACCACTAAAACCGCTCCTGCGGCTTCTCAGACCGCTCTTAAGACCCCGATGGATTTGGCAGCTCTCCTTGGCTGATGCCGAGTGCGAGGGAGGGCTAATTTGAAAGGCTCTCCCTCGCCAATGGTATGTTGAAAACTATGTTGAAAGTGAGGATAAGCTACAATGGCAGAAGCCTATATTTGTTCGCTCTCCAAGGTTCAGCGTCATGCTGAAATCTGCAAAGAGATCAACAATCTCTATGAGCGTAAGAACCATGACTACGGTGACAGCTTTCACCAGACCTTCGTTGAAGAAGGAATGGCGATGGCTCGTATCCGATTGGGAGATAAGTTTAGCCGCTTCAAAACCCTCTCCCGTAGCGGTGAGCAGAAGGTCAATGACGAGTCTATCCGAGACACCCTGATTGACCTCGCCAACTACGCCATTATGACGGTGCTGGAAATGGAGGTTGCGGAAGATGTTGCAGATTAAAACCATTCGGAACCGTCTGGACAATCCCACCCTCTTTGACGATGAAGTAAATGCGGCTCTGCGTGATGGGTGGACTCTGAAAAAGAGAACCGTTCTGCGGCCTATCGGCCAGTCCGAGTCCGTCTATATGCACACGATGTTGTATGCAGAGTTGGAGAAGGAGGTCGCTGACGATGACGCTGAATGATTATCAGAAAGCTGCCGAGCGTACCTCCGGCAACCTGACTTCCTGGGATAAGGTTCGCAACGGCTGTTACGGTCTGAACGGCGAAGCCGGAGAGTGCATTGACATTCTGAAAAAGACCGAGTTTCAGGGTCATGCTTTCGACCCGATGAAGATGGTTGACGAGCTGGGCGATGTTCTCTGGTATGTCGCACAGTTGGCGACCGGCTTGGGTGTGACCCTCGAATATGTGGCACAGCATAATGTCGATAAGCTGCTGGCTCGTTATCCTGACGGGTTCGACAGCGAAAAGAGTATTCATAGAAAGGAGTACGAAAATGCCTGACTGCTTTTCCAAGTCCGAAGTGACCGATTTTCTGAACTTCATGAAGCTGCCTGACGGAACCTCTGTTGTTTCTGATGACATAATGGAGTACCTGATGACCTACGGCTTCTTCACCGCCCCTGCTTCCACCAAGTACCACGGCAATTACGAGGGCGGTCTTCTGAACCACTCCCGCATGGTCACGGAGTACCTTCTGGCGCTCACTCAGGCCAATCACCTGATCTGGCGCAAGGCTCGTTCTCCTTTCATCGTGGGTATGTTCCATGACCTGTGTAAGATCGACCAGTACCGCCACCCGGTAACAGGCCACTTTGAAGAATTTAATGGTGGGCGCACACCAATCTATGACGAACAGGCGTGGGAGTACAACCCCGACACCCTTCTGAAAGGCCACGGCGATAAGTCCGTCATGCTTCTCTCTCAGTTCTACACGCTGACTGATGAAGAAATCATGTGTATCCGCTATCACATGGGTGCTTTCACCGACAAGTCCGAGTGGAACGATTACACCAGAGCCGTCCGCCAGTATCCGAATGTGCTGTGGACGCATCAAGCCGATATGCTGGCAAGCCATGTTGCGGGGGTGTGAAGTATGTATATCCCAACGGTTTCTTTTGATTTCGATGGCGTAATTCATTCCTACCGAAGCGGGTGGAAGGGTGCCGCTGTTATCCCCGACCCTCCCGTAGAAGGGATTAAAGAGGTCATTGAACAACTCATAAGCGATGGTTTATGTGTGGTCATCTGTTCTTCTCGTGCGGAGTCCTTTGAAGGACAGGCGGCGATTGCTGAATGGCTGAAACACTACAGGTTCCCGATGGTGCAAATTCAAGCAAGAAAAGTTCCCTCCATCGTTCATGTTGATGACCGTACAATCTGTTTCGATGGCAGAGCAAATAACCTCTATGAACAGATTATCAACTTCAAACCTTGGTATGAAAGGGAGTCTGAAAATGAAAATCATTGAACCTTCTGTGGAGCTTATCAACGCTCCTGATTATAAGACCCTTCTGACCACCATCGAAGCTGCTGGGCGTACTTGCTACAAGTCCGAGGATAAAATCACGGACGGAAGCGCAGAAAAGTTCGTCCGGGGCATTATCAAGCGTGGCCACGAAGCTGTCATCGAGCATGGCTCTCTCACCGTCCGCTTCATCTGCGACCGGGGCGTGAGCCACGAGATCGTCCGCCATCGTCTGGCGGCGTTCTGTCAGGAGTCCACTCGGTACTGCAACTACGGTAAGGAGGGCTTCGGTGGCGAGATTACCGTCATTCGTCCCTCTACCTTCGCCAAGACCGACTCAACCTACCACATCTGGAAGCGGTCGTGTGAACACGCTGAGGTCGCCTACTTTGATCTGCTGAACGAGGGTTGCACCCCGCAGGAAGCTCGATCTGTCCTTCCGAACAGTTTGAAAACCGAGGTGGTCATGACCGCCGACCTCAGAGAATGGCGGCACTTCTGCCGTATGCGCTGCCCCGTAGCGGCTCACCCTGATATGCGGATCGTTGCCAATATGCTTCTGACCCTGCTAAAACAGACCTATCCCGTCTTCTTCGAGGACATTGAGGTATGAGAATTAAGAAAGCTGGCGGCAAGATATTTGGTGCGGTTCTGAGTGCCGCCGAGAGAAAAGCGATGGACATGGAGATCAATCGTCAGATCGTGGAAGCCGACAGGCGCTACGCCGATGACATTGACGCTATGGTGCTTTACACCCTCCATGTTCACCTTGGTTTCGGCAAGAAGCGCCTGCGGAAGTTCTATGACGCTTTCTCTGCCGAGCATGACCGCCTTATCCAGTATTATCAAATGCCGGACGATTACACATGGCTCTGCAAGGAGATGTTGAAGCGTATCGGCGTTGATGTTGAAGCATGGAACAAAGAAAGGAAAGAACCCGATGAAACTGAAAAGCATTGACGGCAAAGTGCCGTATATCATGGCTGCTGGAAAGGACTTCGTAAAAGATGAAATGTCGCTGGCGGCGGCAGAGCAGATTTGTTCCCGTGGAACACAGACCGCCAGCAAGCTCTTTCCCGATTTCCCCATCTGCGTAGATGGCAAGTTCTATTTTGCTGGAACCTCGACAAAGCCCAAGTCCAGCAAGTCTAAGACCCCTTGCGAGGGCTGAGATTTTCAATCTTCCTGTGGTTCGTCACCATTGTCGCAGTCCTTTGTCTGAAATTACCCACGATTGAGGTCGAAAAACCTTCTCCCGTTGTCGAGGTGGTAGAGGTAGTCACCCCGGAGCCAGAGCCGGAGGTGGCACCTCAGCCGTGGACAGACGAGGAAGTGATTGTACTGGCGAAAATGCTATGGGGAGAAGCCAGAGGGGTCAGCTCTGACGCTGAGAAAGCTGCTTGTGTGTGGTGTGCGCTCAACCGTGTCGATCACGGCTACGGCGACATTATAACGGTCGTGACTACACCCAAACAATTTGTAGGGTACAACGAGGAAAACCCGGTCGATGATGGTTTGATTACTCTCTGTATAGATGTACTGACCCGCTGGTATGCAGAGAGAGAAGGTCAGGTTGAGGTCGGTCGTGTCCTCCCTGCGGATTACCTGTGGTTCTCTGGCGATGGCAAGAGAAATCACTTCCGCAACGCCTACCGTGGCGGTGATAGATGGGATTGGTCTTTACCGAGTCCGTATGAAAGCTGAGGTAAGCCTATGAGCTATTTGAATATACCCGCCGAACTTCGAGGGGAAAAGGCATGGGTCAATGTGTGGGACGGGTCAAAGGTTCCCATGCAGGCCACCGTGAGAAAGGCGGCTTCTTCCTCTAATCCTGATACATGGTCGAATTACATTGACGCTGAACACAATGTCCAGCACGGCTACTATGACGGTCTTGGCTATGTGTTTCACGATACAGGGGTTGTAGGTATCGACATTGACGATGGCTTTACTGATGGGCTTCTAAACCCGCTGGCGGCTGACATTATAGGTCATTGTCAGTCCTACACGGAAAAGTCCAGAAGCGGGAGAGGGGTTCATATTCTCGTTCGTGGTGAGCTGCCCTTCAAGGGCAAGAACAACCGTGCCGCCGTGGAGATTTACAAGAGCAATCGGTACTTCATCATGACCGGAGAGGTTTTGATCTTTTCCGAGATCGTTGAAAACCAGTCAGCGATTGACTATGTGATCGAGAAGTATTTTCCCGACACACCGAAAGAAAGTAGCTCAGGTACGGTCGCCCCTCAGCGTATCTATTCTCCCATCTATCGCCGCCCTGAAAACGGCAAGCTGCATTTGAAGCCTGAATACCCGCCTATCACACCGGGAAGTCGGAACCTCAGCCTGACTTCTCTGGCGGGTCAGCTCCATAACCAAGGATACACCAAAGCAGAGATTTACAAAGAGCTGTTGTACGCCAATCAACAGGCTTGCAAGCCGCCGCTCCCTCAGTCCGAGGTCGAGTTGATTGTTAACAGCGTGACCAGATACAGGAGTCCTGCAAACAAAAGTCAATAGCTGAAAAGAAAAAAGTCCCGCAAAATTTGCGAGACTGAAAAGGGCATAACAAAACAGGCTGGAGAAAAGATGTATCGCCAGCCGGGATGGAATTGGCAGTTAGCTTAACTCTGTGTGGAGTTCTGCTGCGCGTCGAAAGCCTCAAGGCATTCTTTCACGCGGGCATAGTAGATGCGCAGGAACTTGTTTTGTGCAGCGGTCATGTAAACGAAATACGGCTTGCCCTCAGCGCGTTTCTTATCGAGAAACTGGTACACTGGCTCGTCCTCTGGAGCTTTTCTCAGATATGTACAGACAATTTGGTACAGCGTTTTCCGCAAGTGCGGAGAGCCGCGCTTGGTTGTTGGAGTGCTTTTTGCGTCATGTTTGCCAGATTGGTCTACGGCCGGATCAACACCGGCGAAGCCCACGATAGAACTGCGGCGGGGAAAACGGCGTACATCGCCGATCTCAGCCATGAGTTGCGCGGCCGTTGTCTCGCCAACACCGTACATGGTACGCACAGTATCGTACTCCGGCAGCTGCTGTGCAAGCCGCGTCATCTCGGCGCGCAAAGCCGCCAGTGTCATCTTACCCGCAAGAAGCTGCTGTGCCGCTGTGGTAATGAGCAATCTTGTGTTGTCATTCTTCGGCAGCGTAGTGAAATGGCCGCAACTGCTGGCATAGAGATCCAGCGCTTTCTCTGCGCTGAAATGGTAGCCCTTGCGCTTGCACCACTTCTGGTAACGCTCGGTGAACGCCTTCTCGCTGACGCGGCAGATGCAGTCACAGTGCCAGAAGGTCATGACAAAATCCACCCATTTCTGGTGGCCGTCCGCACGCTCCGGGCTGGAGAACAATTCATTCGCACCGGGAAAGGTCTTGTCGGCCAGCGAAATGAGATTGTTTTGCAACGATACCACCGTTTTCATGTAGAGGTTGTACTGGCGGCTGCACAGCTTCAATTGTTGTCTTATCGTGTCCATGGGAGTATATTCCCGCAGATCCACCCAGTTGTCAAGGCCATATTTGGCGATCTTCATGGCGTCCGCCTTATCAGTTTTGACCTTGCGGATAGAACCGCCTCCGCTCTGCTTGATGAACAGCGGATTCAGGACACAGACATAGATGCCGTATTCATGCAGTGCAGCAGCTACCGGCTCATGATAGCGTCCGGTGGCCTCCATGACAACTCGTGTATCTTCCCCCAGCGCAATGATGGCGTAAGCCATCTGCTCCAGACCGACCTCGGTGTGGAGAAATTCCTGTGGCAGCAACGCCACTTCACCCATTGGCCGCAGGGCAGCCACCATGCTTTTCCCTTTGGAAACATCGATCCCAACTGCGTTCATATCGTTCCTCCTTCTGATTGGATATGGCTTTCCGCCCTTTCCTCATTGCCTATTCAATCTCCTGGGTGACGCGAGCGCACAAGGTGGCTCTACCTGCGTAAATCGAATGCTGCGAATAAGAGAGGCGGCTGACTGACTCCTGTGCGGGCGTGTCAGCCCAAGGTGATTACTGTCAGGCCATTTACTCTCCCATTCTAACAGCTTCGGCTTTGAGATGGAAAAAGACGCGGCTGGCTGCCACGCCTTTAACCGTAACTTTATTGTAGGAGGTAATTATGAAACCTTATCAGCGTGGCGATGTTGTTGTCATTGATGTTCCTATGCTTGCCAACAGTCATATTCAGGCCGGTAAGCGTCCGTGGGTGGTTGTGCAAAACAATGTCGGCAATCAGTTTTCTTCCACCAGCATTGTCGTTCCCCTGACCACTAAAATCAAGCGGCTGGAATTGCCGACCCATGTGGCTGTCACTTGGGGTTCTTTACAGCCGAGCATGGTTGAGTGTGAACAGGTGCGTGTCGTAGATGTGTCCGATGACTGGGAGTACATCTGCACCCTGCCGCCTGAGATCATGCGTCATGTGGATACCGCTTTGAAGAACGCTTTCTTCTATGGGGAGGTGTAAATAATGACAAAACTCGAATATGACAGTTTGCAGATGGCGCTATCTGCCCTACTTGATAAAGAGCGGATATATCGCAAGCGTATAAGCGGTAGTGAACAAGATGGTTATAAGATGGGTGTCCGAGCTTGTAAAAGCGCACTTTCCAACTTTAATCCAAACAGAAAAGTCAAGAAAGGTGAAATCCATGAGTGATGAAGTTATGACAGCTCCCGAAGAACAAACTCTTTTCCAGCTCTCTAACGGTCGTTACATCATGGACGAAGCTCAGTCCCGTGTGATGTTCCAAATCAAGGAAGCACAGCCTGAGCATAGCCACCCGATCAGCGGTACGGGGTATTCGTGGGACGAGTCTGGCATGGCGGAGTTGTTCTCCGAGTGCTATAAAAACGATACCCGCTACTGCCCCGAAGCGAAAAGCTGGTTCACCTACTCCGAAGGAGCATGGCGTAAGGACACGGGTTCTCTGCTGGTAGCGGAGAAGATCAAGGAGTTCTGCCGCCTGATGGCTCTCTATTGCGGTGAGATCACCAATGAAGAACGCCGCACCGAGTACATGAAGTTCATCGTAAAGATGGGCGACCGGCGCTTCCGTGACCGGCTGATGAAGGATGCTGCCAGTGTGCTTCCTATCGCTTCGGCAGAGTTTGACGCAAACCCCTACCTTATCAACTGCAAGAACGGCACTTTCGATCTCGAAAAAATGGAGTTCCGGGAACATGACTGGAAAGACTTCCTGACTATGCAGACCAATTTCAACTACACCTTGCAGGACGCACGGTGCCGCCGCTGGGAGAAGTTCGTTGCAGAGGTCACTTGTAATGACGAAGACAAGGCTGACTATCTGCAAAAGGCGCTGGGGTACTCTATGCTGGGTATGGCAAACGAGGAATGTATGTTCATTCTCCATGGCAAGACCACTCGCAACGGTAAGTCCACCATGCTCTCGGCAATTCACCACCTTCTCGGTGATTATGCTTCCGTGTCCCCCGTGTCGATCATCTGCAAGGCAGAACGCTCGAAGAACGCCGAAGCAGCGAACCCCATGCTGGCTTCCCTGAAAGGCAAACGGTTCGTCACGATGGCTGAGAGTAACCAGTATGGCAAGCTGGACGAGGAAACGATTAAGCAGCTCACGGGCGGAGAGGAAATCAAAGCCCGGAACCTCTATGAGACTGCTACAACCTTCCTGCCGCAGTTTACCCTTTGGCTTTCCTGCAACGATCTTCCCACCGTTAGCGATAAGTCCCTGTTCGCTTCCGATCGTGTGCGGGTCATTGAGTTCAACCGCCATTTCACCGAAGCGGAACAAGACAAGAACCTGAAAAATGAGTTCCAGACACAGGAAGCTATGCAGGGCATTTTCGCTTGGCTGGTTGCCGGGTACTTCAAGTACAAGCGGTTCGGCCTGAAAATGTCCCCCGCCATGCGGAAGGTGGTCAACCAGTACGAGCGTGACAACGATCTGTGCTTGCAGTTCCTCGAAGAACGCTGTGAGCAGGCTGAGGGGGTCAACACCCGCTCGAAGTCTCTGTTTGACGCTTACAAGATTTGGTGCAAGTCCAATGGATACTTCGCCTGTTCCGCCAAGCGGTTCAACGCCGACATGGAAACACACCCTGAGTGGCACGGCGGCAAGGTCGTGTATCAGGGCTACCCCGTCTACAAGAACCTCAGACTGAAAGGAGCGTCTTAATGAACCGGTCATGTAATTCTATCCTCTGCCGTTTCGGTATCCACACAGCAGACCCGTATGTTCACATTCAGGTCAGGTGTCGGAATGGTTCTCACCGTTGGCAGAGCAATTATGAAGTCTGCAAGCGTTGTGGTAAGCGGCTGAGAAAAATCCGCATTACAAAGGAGCGTCCGTGATGAAGTGGAAAAGGATTAAGTGTTTCCTGACTGGCGGACACCGCCTGTACGATAAGAACCTTCAAACCATTCATGACACAAATGGGTATCACTTCATTAACTACTGCGTGAAGTGCGGTAAGGTGTTCGCTGCGTTCATGGCAAAAGCTGAACTGAATGGCCTGATCGACCGAGATATTGAGCAGTTCAGAAAGGAGAGATTGTATGATCGCAACGACTGAGGAACAACGCCTACTGGAAAAGTGGCAGAAGAAGCTATGTTTGCAGGAGTGGCGCATAAAGCTCGTCACTCACCTTCGCCCCGAAGAAATGTCCGTCAGTAATGCGACTGGGTGTACGGATTGGTCGGAGTCCATCAAGACCGCTCGTATCGAGATCATCAACCCCGCCTGCTATGGCGACCGCATTGTACCGTTCAACTTTGAAAAGACATTGGTGCATGAGTTGTTGCACCTGAAATTCTCTTTCTGGTGTCAGGACGAGTACAGCGTAGCTGATAGGCTTATGCACCAGTACATTGACGATCTCGCAAGAGCTTTGACGGAAGGGGACAGCGATGATGAAGCCTGAATACTGTCCTGATTATGTGGGCGTTGCCTGCGTTGATGGCACTTGCCCTGTTGCCAACTGTGAAGAATACGCTGAGCGGTGTATGCCTGTCATTTCATGTTGCCGGGACTGCTTCTATTATAAGGGCTGTGAAGACTGTGCAATCTCTGACGATTGTGACCGAATGGAGGATAAACATGAGTAAAAAGTGTGTATGCGGTAACGAAATGTTCACCGTCTTCATGTGTCGTAAGTGCGAACACCTTCTGTATGTCGAGGAAGACGAGGACTTTCCTCAGAAGCTCGGAAAAATCGCCGCCAAATCCTGCCCCTGTTGCGGTGAACAGGACGAGGGACTGTGGAGACTTCTCGGCAGAGCAGAAGGGTTCGAGGGAACTGTATTCACGGAGGAAAGTGATGAAGACTGAGAAAAAGAACCTCCGCCGCATTTCTATCGTGGTCACAGCGCAGACCAAGGGCAACCTTGAACGGCTGGCGGCGGTCTGCGGCTACTCGGAGATCGGTCGGGTGGTTGACAAACTCACCCGTGAAAAGATGATCTCCCTCCACGACTTTGAAAGAAAGGAGAAGCACTATGAATGATGTAATGGAGCAAATCAAAACGCTTTCTGCCACCTTGGACGAGGAAACCACCCGCTTTCACCCTACCGGCAGACTGCTGTTGCTGGGTTCCTACGAGAGCGTATTTCTGAAAGCGGTCAAGCGCAAGGCTGACCTGTTAGGTATTGACTGTGATCTCACTCAGTACCCTTGCCCTCCGTACAAGGCCGTTGTGGTGGACAGAGAAACCGTCCCGTCTGACATTAAGCTCACCGCCGAGGTTGACATTGACCACTCCTACTCACAGGGAATGTCATCGGTATCTCAGGCAACTTTGGCGCTCCTGCTTGCGTTGGACTTGGTTCACGCTAAGGACATTACTATTGTGGGTCGGGGTCATGCCGTTCAGAACTTGGCAAAGTACCTCACCCTCGGTAACGCAACGGTGACGGTGGCGCACTCCAAAACCAAGAGTCTCTTGCAGGCCACGATGAACCGTGATGTGGTGATCTACGCTACGCCGACTATCACGAAGGACATTTCCTACAACACCCGTGATCTGGTCATCGACCTCGGCAACAGCGTTCCTCACCCTGACCGCTTCAACTGTCCCTATGTGAACAGGATTGGTCAGCTCACCGTGAGTGTGTTGCTCAATCGTTTTGCGAGAAAGGAGCATAGGGCATGAGTGACATTCTGACAACTATTGCCGCCGTTGAATGGATTGTTGTAGGCTGTCTATTCCTCTGGCGACTGCGCCACTGGAACCGCCGCTTTTCGGAACTCTATGACGAGTTGCGAAAGGAGATCAACCATGAATAAGGAAGACGCTCACATTGTCATAGCGATGGCAAATCATAACATGAATGTCACCGATGTTGCTCGTGCTATTTTCGCACACAGAAATACCGTTCTCTATCACTTGGACAAGGTGAAGCGGCAGACCGGGTTAGACCCTCGGCGGTTCTATGATTTGGTCGAGCTGGTGAAGATGGCGCAGGAGGTGCTGGAAAATGGGTCTTGATATTACGGTCATGGAACGCAGAGATGTCCGTTGCCCTCATTGTGGTGAGGTCATCAATACGGTAGATGTTGCCAGCACCGACAGCGGCGGTAGTCTTTGGTACGACTTTCTGGAAAGGCTCGGCTACTATGTTCCTTACGAGAAGCGAACCAAGGAAAACGACTGGTATGGTAAGGACATGGTTCTTGACAACGAGCAGGCAAAACAGCTCGCAGACTACGCCGTAAAAAAAGAGGTCTACAACTGGGACGGCGTGGAGTGGATTGTGACGGAAGCACTCGCCCACGGAAACAAGGTGGTCATCAACGCCGACTGGTAGTTAGGTGACAAAGGTGATAAAGGTGAGTGTTTTTGCAAAGACTTTTTTCAAATTGACGTGTTTTGAAAAATTGTTTTTCGTATTTTAGGTGAGTTAGGTGAGTAATCGGGCATAAATGCCTATAACTCTCTCTTATACGCGCGTACTATAGAAAAGTTATAGGGAAATGCACCCGATTACTCACCTTTATCACCTTGACGACTTTGAAAGGAGAAAACGACTATGGCAGATGAAATTGTAGAAAAGCGTGGTCGTGGCAGACCGAAGGGTACTGGTGGTAATAAGCGACCTGATAGTACGGCACAGCTTCAACCGGGAGATAATCGAAAGTTTCTCGAACACGATCTGAGAATGTGGGATTGGCCTGCTGTGGATATGACCAAGCCGGAAGCTGTGACTGAGCGTATTGGGAATTACTTTCGGATTTGTGCCGAAGATGACATGAAACCCTCTGTTGCTGGTATGGCATTGGCGTTCGGCATTGATAGAAGAACTCTGTGGAAATGGGTAAATGGTATTGATAGTGCCTATATCCCCTCTGAAAGCAGAGACTCGCTAAAAAAGGCGTATTATTTTTTGAACGCTCAGATGGAAAACTATATGCAGAACGGAAAGATCAATCCGGTCGCCGGTATCTTCTTGATGAAGAACAACATGGGCTATGCGGACAAGCAGGAGGTCGTGTTGACACCCAACCAGCAGCTCGGCGATCAGGTTCCCGCTGAGGACTTGGAAAAGAAGTATCTCGAAGATGTGGTGGGTGCGTCCGGCGACTATGACCCGGAAGACTGAGCGACTTTCCAGCGACTTTCCAGCGACTATGACCCGGAGGACTGAGCGACTTTCACGACTTTTGCGACTATGGCTTACGACTATGCCGAGCGACTTTGCGACTTTCTCACGACTTTCGCCCGAACGACTTTGCGACTTTCCGGCGAGGGTCTGCGACTATGACAGAGCTGCCGATCTCCCGCTCCGGGGTCGGTGGCTTTTTCTTTCTCGGCTGATCGGCGGCGGGTTCCACCGGGGCGGCGTGGGCGCTGCCGGGGTTCCGGTCTGATCTGGGCGGCGTTTTTCGCCCTTTATAATGTATAGTGCGAAAAAGTGTAGTTTTTCAGACGGTTGCAAGCGTCAATAAAAAACTTGATAAAATATCAATAAAACACTTGACAATCAATAAAACACTTGATATACTCTAATCATCAATAAAACGCTTGATAACAATTGATGAAGGGAGTTTTAACAATGCTGAGAACCAATAGCAAGAAAGCCGCCGAAAACATCCGGGTGTATATCATGGGTAATTTCACGCCGGAAGGGTACACGGACAACCCGCCGCAGAAGTTCCCCGAAATCGCCGCTTTTATCCTCGACACATTCAGAAGTGAAAAATATGGGTGTCCGCAAGATGTCCGCTATTATCACGGCAGCGAAGCCGCCGCTTTTGCTGACTGGTGCGCCGGTCTGCCGTCTGTCCTCGATACCTTGTATTTTTACAATCGTTCGGCGGTTGATGACCTCGGCGCAATCCTCGAAGAAACAGAGCAGGAAAAAACCCGGTACACCGAGCAGCAGGCCGAACAGCTTTTAACAAGCCTGATTTACAGAGAATTACAGAAGGGAGAGCGGAAAGCATGAGAAAGTACAAATTAAAAGAGCTGCGGGAGCTTGTGCGGCTCGGAGTGGCGGAAGATTACACCAATAAGCCGAGCGAGTATATTTACACGCTGCGCAGGCTTGAAAAGGTGGGCTATTCTACGGGCGTTTACGGTATCAATGGCGGATTGGTCGAAGATACCGAAACCGGGCAGTTATACGCCATTATTGGGCGTTGCTCTAATCTGTTTATCTTATTTTAAGGGGGATTACATCATGGTTAAACGTGATAATTGCAAAAATTGCGTGAGTCGCTGCGAACACGCCGGGAAAGATCGGGAATTTATTTATTCCGGTGAAAAGTCCTGCAAAGTGCTTTATACGCCTGAGAGAGTAATGAAAGCGGCGGCGGATTTTGTAGGGGCTATAAAGCTCATAGCCACCAAGCCGGACAACCTCGACAACCTCGAAAGCTATCTTTCTCACCATTTCCCGGAATGGGTCAGCAGATGGGCAAATAGCCCGGAAGACCTCGCCGCAGAGATGAAGGAATTTGCAAGAATGGAAATATAAAGGCGGTGGAAGCGTGTATATTGTATTGTTAATTCTCCTGCTGCCAGTGCAAATCCTGATTGAAATATTGAAATTGAATAAATGAAACGCCGCCCCGGAGCTATTCCGGGGCGGTTATTTTTGCGCTTTTTCGGCCTGATCGGGGCGGCGTGAATGGGTAACGGGGGCGGGGGATATGCCAGCGGCAGCGAGGGCGGGGTGAGCCGAAAAATACCCGCAAAAAATAAAAAGATCAATTTCAAGAAAACGCTTGACAATAAAACACTTGATATGCATAATAAAGCCGAGGTGATAAACATGAGAGGTCGAGAAATCCTGAAAGAGATCATGGCTTCCAAGTCTCTTTCCAACGCTGAACTCGCAAAAAGACTCAATGTCTCTAACGCTACGATTTGGGAGCGTCTGAACAACAAAAACGTCAAGGACATTCCCGTGTCCCTGCTGACCACTATGCTCAGAGCGATGGATTACAAGGTCATCGTTGTTCCTGCCAATACCCGTCTGCCGGAAGGAGGTTTTGAAGTTGAATGACGCATACAAGCTCGTTCCTCACGGCGAGGTCATCAAGAAAGACAGCACCGTGGTCATTCCGTCCATCTTCATGTTCAAGGGCGGAGCGGGAGAGTGCTATCCCTTCCTGAAAATGTGTGGGGACAATAACTGCATTGTTCACTTCAAAAACGAAAATCTGACCATTTACCCCGATCGGCAAGATGACAGCGTATCCCTGAAACTTCTCATTTATCTTGCGATTGCAGGAAGTCATGAGTTTGGCGATGACTTCATTCGATACCTTAACAACATGGAGAAAATGTCGTGGGAAGCGGTGAGCGTTCAATGAAATACTTCCTTGGTCGTGTGTCCAGCAAGGAACAGAACCTTGCTCGGCAGCTCAAGGTCGCTCGTGAGAAGTTCGATATTCCTGACGAGAATGTGTACTGCGACAAGATCACGGGAAGCAGCTTTGACCGCCCTCAGTACAATGCTCTGAAAGCTATTGTGCGGGAAGGTGATGAAGTCATCGTTAAGGAGTTCGACCGCTTTGGGCGCAATAAAGACGAAATGAAGCGAGAACTGGAATGGTTCAAGCAGAAGGGCGTGATTGTCCGTATTCTCGACATTCCGACCACGCTGATTGACTTCAAAGACCAGACATGGGTGCTGGAAATGGTCAACAACATTCTGATCGAAGTCCTTGGCGCTGTTGCCGAGCAGGAGCGTAAGAAGACCAAACAGCGGCAGGCTGAGGGCATCGCCGCTATGCCGGTTGTTGATGGCAAGCGGGTGTCGGTGAAGACCGGCAGAGGGTTCGGCAGACCCGCTTCCGAGATTGATGACGAGCAGTTTGAAAAACTCGCTCAAAAACAAAAAGACGGTCTTATGACCGTAGCGGACTGCTGCCGGGAACTCGGCATTAGTCGGTCTACATGGTATGACCGGGCAAGAAAGGTTGGTTGATAATGGCGTACTATCAGTTTTCATTACCCATGACTACCAGCGAAAGCTATCAGCTTATCAAGACAGTCTGTGAACGGTCTTGCACCATCAAACAGGACTGTCCGAATGAGAGCATTGAGGTACGAACAAGGTTCCGCATGGGGAAAGGTTCTCTCCCGTTTGTGTTTTATCTGAGGGAACTGGAAGACGGAACTGAAATCATGGTTAGTTCTGATAACGCAACGCTCACGGGAGCTTTGGTGGCGATGAACGGAAATAAGCCGGAAAGCGTTTGGGATTTGCCTGACAAAGAATGGAGCGATCTTATCGAGGAGTTCCGAAAGGAATACCCCGCTTTCCCCTTGCAAGTCGGCAAGCCTGTTCCAGTCGCTGCTGAGCCTTGTGATGATGGCATGGGGCAGGAATCAGTCAGCCGGGGCAAAAATGTATCTCTCGGCAGAGCGGCGGTTGGTGGTCTGATGTTTGGTAGCGCCGGTGCCGTGGTGGGTGGTTTGAGCGGCACAAAGAAGACCATGAGTCAATCCAGAAACATCTTCTCTGCTACTGTTCTTTTCCGAGTGCTTTATAGCAATGGAAGATTGATTGAAAGAACGGTTAAGAAAAACAGCCGGGAGTTTGCCGAGCTGATGGCAAAATCCAGATAATTGGCTTCTGCAAGGGCAGGAGTGACAGCCATGACGGGCTATCAGAGAAATCTGGTAGTCCGTTTTTTCTTTTGGGGGTAGCAATGAAAATTGACATTTTGGGAACCAAATATAATTTGCGCCGAGTAAATTGCGGTCAGGACGAAATAATTGAGAAAATGAACTACGGAGGTTATTGCAGTAATACGGACAAAGAAATTGTCATTTTGAATTTGAAAAGCACTCCTGAATGGAAAAACGAGTCTGCGGAAGCTATCCGTAGAACAGAAAATGTAACCATTCGTCATGAAGTATTACACGCTTTTCTGAATGAGTCTGGATTGCAATGGAACTCTTTTGCCGCAGAAAAAGCGTGGGCTAAGAACGAGGAAATGGTGGACTGGTTTGCCATCCAAAGCCCTAAGATTTTTGCGGCTTATCAAAAGCTCGGCGTGATTTGAGGTGTTATCATGAACTATTTGAAGATTGCAGACAGTATCAAGCGGCACATTGGCGATAAGCCGGAAGACAGTGGGGCGTACAGCGACCTCTTTTCTCTGTGTCGAGAGTGGGAAACCGAGGATTTCTCGGCGGCGCATAAGGTAAACAAGGAACTGCTGGCGCTCTCGGCAGATCAGGTAGTCCGTGGCGGCGGGGCAAAGTTCTATGAACAGTGGCGGCGGTGTCTTCTCTTTGAAGCACCCCATGACTTTGACTCCTTCATGACCTATATCGAACTCGACCGAAAGCCGGAAAAGCGATTCTACGCCCCTCGGAAGCACTATCTCAGACCGATGGTGCAGGGGTTTCAAGATGTTCTGGACGGAAAGCTGCGCCTTTTGACGATCTCCATGCCGAAACGAGCGGGAAAGTCTCAAACGGGTATCAATTTTGTGAATATGCTCTCCGGCAAGTTCCCTGACCGCTCGACTCTGATGGAGGGGACAGGTGATGACCTTGTAAAGAGCTTCTACAACGGCTGTCTGGAATACCTGACGGTTCCCAATGAGTACCTGTTCTACGATGTGTTCCCGGACGCACGGCTGGTGCAGACCAATGCCGATACGAAGACGGTGAACCTGAAAAGCAAGTCACGCTTTCCCACCATCATGTGTCGTTCCATTGACGCTCGACAGGTGGGCTTGTCCGAAGCCACCAATGTCCTCTACCTCGATGACTGCGTAGAGGGTCGTGAGGAAGCCAAAAACCGCCAGCGGCTTGATGACAAGTGGGAAGTGATTTCCGGCGATATTATGGGTCGTGCCATTGAAGGTACGCCGATGGTTTTCACCGGCACTCGCTATTCCCTGTATGACCCCATTGGTCGTGTGCAGGAACACGCACAGCGGGAGGGCTGGGCTTGGAGAGCGATTGAGATACCCGCCCTTGATCTCGTGACGGACGAGAGCAATTATGAGTACGAACGGGAGGGCAAGAAAGTCTTTACCACCGCCTACTTCCGGGAGCAGCGGGAGCTTCTAAGTGCGGAGCAGTTTGAGTCTGAGTTCCAGCAACAGCCCTTTGAAGCGAAGGGTCTGCTGTTCAACAAGGACGAGCTGAACTACTTCTTTGAGCTGCCGAAAGACCGTGACCCGGACACCATCATCGCCGTTGGTGATACGGCGGAAAGCGGCTCGGACTCGACCTCCATGCCGGTGGCAAAGATTTACGGCAGCGATGTGTATATCGTTGATGTGGTCTTTGATGACTCCCCCGCTGAGGTGACGAAGCCGGAATGTGCCAAGTGCCTGATCGAGAACAAGGTTGCTTCCGCCGTCTTTGAGTCCAACAACGCCGGTCAGTATTATGCCAGAGATGTTGACCAGATCATTCGTGAGCGTGGGTACTCTGTTGGTATCCGCACGAAGCGCACGATCTCCAACAAGCAGACCCGTATCGAGTTCGCTTCCGACAACATCAAGAAGAACTTCTACTTTAAGCACCCCTCCACCTACAAGCGGGGCAGTCAGTATTGGAACTTCATGAAGGAAGTGACCACCTACACCCGCTCCGGCAAGGTTCCGCACGATGACGCTCCTGACTCCCTCTCCCTGTTGGAGAACGAAATCCGTATGCTGTCCGGGGGTAAGGTGGAGGTCTTCAAGCGTCCCTATTGAAAGGTTGGTTTTGACAAATGTTGTGGCTAATGGTATGATAAAAGGTTAGTATTGACAACCATTGGAGAGTTTGATACAATGATAAGAGAGATAATAGGTAGATGGAAGGAGGTGCTGTAAGTGGGTGTGAGGGCGTTGTTTGGTCGCCGCGTGATCTATACCGATGTTGCCGAAATCAATGCCGGGAACATTATTGATGTTCTGCAAAAGGCTCTGTTCGTCCATCTGCAAAACAGCGCCGACATTGACTATCTCTATCGGTACTATCGTGGAGATCAGCCCGTACTTTACCGGGAGAAGGAAGTACGGCCTGAAATCTGCAACAAGGTCGTTGAAAACCGAGCCAATGAGATCGTGTCCTTCAAGGTCGGCTATCTGATGGGCGAACCCGTTCAGTATGTGAGCCGAAGCGATGACGAGAGCATTTCCGCTGAGGTCAGCCGCTTGAACGATTATGTTCTCAGTGAGGATAAGCCTGCCAAGGACAAGGAACTGGCGGACTGGTCGCACATCGGCGGCACTTCCTACCGCATGGTGCTTCCTGATGGGGAAGCCGATGCAGAGGAAGACGAAGCTCCCTTCGAGATTTTCACCCTTGACCCTCGCTTTGCCTTTGTGGTCTACTCCACCGCCCTCGGCAATCCTGCCATGATGGGCGTGAAGTATGTGAAGGACGAGAACGGCAACCTGATTTTCAGTTGCTACACCCGTGACCACTACTACGAGGTGGAGAACACTTGGGCTATCATCCGAAGTGAACCTCAGATTTTGGGTATTCCCATTATCGAGTACCCGGCAAATAAGGCTCGGTTGGGTGCTTTTGAGATTGTCCTCCCCCTGCTGGACGCTATCAATACCGTGGAAAGCAATCGCCTTGACGGTGTGGAGCAGTTCGTACAGGCGCTCATGCTGTTTCACAATGTTGATATTAACACTGAGGATTTCCACCAGCTTCGTGACGAGGGTGCAATCAAGTATAAGGACATTGACCCGCAGTTCAAGGCTGAGATCGAGTATCTGACCTCGGAAATGAACCAGACGCAGACGCAGACCCTTGTGGACAGTATGTATAACACCGTCCTGACGATCTGCGGTATGCCGAACCGCAACGGTGGTTCTTCCACCAGTGATACCGGCTCTGCGGTCATCATGCGTGATGGTTGGTCTGCCGCCGAAGCGAGGGCGAAGGACTCCGAGTTGATGTTCAAGCAGTCCGAGAAGGATTTCTTGAAGCTGGTTCTGCGTATCTGCCGTGACCTGAGCGACCTGACGCTGAAACTCAGCGGTCTGGAAATCCGCTTCACTCGCAGAAATTACGAGAATATCACGGAAAAGGCAAATGTGCTGACTGCTATGCTTGCCAATCCGAAGATCGCCCCGGTTCTGGCCTTTACCCATTGTGGTTTGTTCTCTGACCCGCAGCTTGCGTACCGTATGAGTATGGATTACGCCGAGGAACAGGAGAAAAAGGCCGCTGAACTCGCCGCCAAGCAGAAGGAGGTTCATCCTGATGGAGAAGGAAATCCGCCTGACCCCGGAAGCGGTCAGAGAGATTGAGGAAATCTTGACTACGGGAAAGACCGTTGAGATCGCAGAACGACACGAGAAGGTGATCGTGTGGGCGGTCAGCAGCAAAAAGAAATATGAACAGCCTATCGCATAGGTGATAGGAACAGCCACTACGGGCTACTGATACCGAAAAGGTATTGGTAGCCCTTTTATTTTTCCTTCCAATGCCCTCGGAGTTTTCGGACAGTCCGTGAAAGCTCAGTCTTTTCGGAGATATGAGAAAGGCGAAGACAATGATTTGACCGCCGTAAGGCGTTGAATGGTCAGGGAAGACCTTAATCGCAAACGGGAGACAACCCGTAAAAACGGAAAATAGTGCTGAGTGAACAGCCTTGTTAAACGCAGGAGGTAATCATTATGGCAAAGATCGACACCAGCAAAATCACGGGCTATGCGGAAATGTCTGCGGAAGACAAGCTGAAAGCTCTGGAAGCGTTCGAGTATGAGGACAACGCCGCCGAGCTGGAAAAGCAGAAAGCCGCTGTTTCCAAGGCCAATTCCGAAGCCGCTGAGTGGAAGCGCAAGCACAACGCTCTGCTGGGTGAGGACGAGAAGAAGAAGCAGGAGCAGGAGGAAAAGTTCGCCAACATGGAGAAGGAGCTTTCCGAGCTGCGGGAAGCCAAGCGTGTTTCCGAGTTCAAAGCCAAGTTCATCGCTCAGGGCTATGACGAGGCTCTTGCCGAGGATACCGCAAAGGCGATGGCTGATGGTGA